ACTCAAGCAGATCAGGAAGACTGATAAATGACTACGGCCGGCGACATCATAAACGGTTCACTGCGTCTCTTGGGGATGTTGGCGGAAGGCGAAGTGCCTTCGGCCGAGACGTCGCAAGACGCCCTCACCGCTATGAACCAGATGATCGAAAGCTGGAACACCGAGCGGCTGTCGGTCTTTTCGACGCAGGATCAGGTGTTCACTTGGCCGGCCGGTCAGTTGTCGCGCACGCTTGGCCCTACCGGCGACTTTGCTGGTCTGCGCCCCGTGTTGCTGGACGACAGCACCTATTTCCGCGACCCCGGCACGGGCGTCAGCTACGGCATCAAATTCATCAACCAGCAGCAGTATAACGGCATCGCGGTCAAGACCGTGACGTCGACATACCCGCAGGTTATCTTCGTCAACAACACCTTTCCCGACGTCGAGATGTATGTCTACCCGCGCCCGACGCGCGATCTGGAATGGCATTTCATTTCTGTCGAAGAGTTGACGCGCCCCGCGACGCTGGCGACCGACCTCACCTTCCCGCCCGGCTATCTGCGTGCGTTCCGCTATAATCTGGCCTGCGAGATGGCACCAGAGTTTGGCGTCGAGCCGTCTGCGCAGGTGCGCCGCATAGCCATGTCGGCCAAGCGCAACATCAAGCGCATCAACAACCCCGACGACATCATGTCCATGCCGTACAGCATTGTCGCCACGCGCCAGCGCTTTAACATATTTGCGGGCAACTACTGATGAAGTCCCCCATATTGGGCGCAGCATATATAGCGCGGACGGTAAACGCGGCGGCCAACCGCTGTGTTAACCTTTTTGCCGAAATTGTGCCGGAAGGCGGCAAAGAGCCTGCCTTCCTTCAGCGCGCGCCGGGGCTTACCCGTCTGGCCACTGTCGGCATCGGTCCGATCCGCGGTATGTGGCAGTTCGGCAATTACGGCTACGTCGTGTCCGGCCCGACGCTATACCAGATCGACAGCAACTGGAACGCGACAGCCAAGGGCACCGTGGCCGGCACCGGCCCTGTCAGCATGGCCGACAACGGCACGCAGCTATTTGTCGCGGTCAACCCGCAGGGCTACATCTACAACGTCAGCACGGACGTGTTCCAGCAGATCACCGACCCTGACTTCCCCGGCGCGGTGACGGTCGGCTACATCGACGGCTACTTCGTGTTCAACGAGCCGAACAGCCAGAAAATCTGGGTGACGTCGCTGCTGGACGGCACGCAGGTCGACCCGCTGGAATTTACCAGCGCCGAAGGCAACCCTGACAATGTCGTGGCGATCTTTGTCGATCACCGCGAGGTGTGGGTGTACGGCACCAACTCGACCGAAGTCTGGTACAACGCTGGCCTGATCGACTTCCCGCTGGCGCGTATCCAAGGCGCGTTTAACGAACTCGGCTGCGCCGCCCCTTACTCCATCGCCAAGATGGACAACCAGATTTACTGGCTCGGCAAGGACGCGCGCGGTCAGGGTATGGTCTTCCGAGCGTCTGGCTATATGGGCCAACGCATCTCGACGCACGCGATTGAATGGCAGTTGCAGGAATATCCTGACCTGTCGGACGCCGTCGGCTACACATACCAGCAGGACGGCCACAGCTTTTACGTGCTGAACTTCCCGACCGCCAACACGACATGGGTGTTCGACGTGGCGACCGGCGCATGGCACGAACGGGCGTCGTTTGCCGCAGGGCAGTTCAACCGCCATCGCGGCAACAGCCAGATGTTCTTCAACGCGACGACTGTCATCGGCGACTTCCAGAACGGCAAAATTTACGCCTTCGACCTTAACGTGTACGCCGACGACGGTGAGCCGCAGAAGTGGCTGCGGTCGTGGCGTGCGCTGCCGACCGGCGCTAACAACTTAGCGCGTACCGTCCAGCACGCCATGCAGCTAGACTGCGAGACCGGCGTGGGGCTGAACACTGGCCAAGGCAGCGACCCGCAGGTCATGCTGCGCTGGTCGGATGACGGCGGTCACACATGGTCGAACGAGCATTGGAAGTCGATGGGCCAGATCGGTCGCACGGCCACGCGTACCATCTGGCGTCGCCTTGGCGCGACGATGAAGATACGCGACCGCGTCTACGAGGTGTCCGGCACTGACCCTGTACGCATCTACATCATGGGCGCTGAACTGATCCTTAGCGGGACGCGGGCCTGATGTCGGCGATCACCAATCCGACTAACCTCACGCCGCCACGGGTTGACTTTCTCGACCCGCGGACCGGCGCGATTAGCCGTGAATGGTATCGCTTCTTTCTGTCGCTGCTGACTGCGACGCAGAACAACCAGACCGAGATAGAGTTGGCACCGGACGCAGCGTCGCTGCTGGCGTCCTATGACGCGGTATTTGGTGAGACTGCGCAGGCGCTGGAAAGCGCCCCTGACGGCAACACAGCCGCAGCGGAAGTGGACGCTAAGGTCAATGCGCTTGCGCAGGCCAGCGGCAGCGCCATTCCGTCAGTGACAGCCGACGATCTGGCGGCCGTGCAGACGCAGTTGCAGGCGCTGGCGCTCTCACCGCCGCACAGGGAGTACCGCACACCGCGCTACGGTTCGTTCTACGACACCACAACGCAGACGGCAGCGGCCATCAATACCGCGTACGCCATGACGTTTAACACGACTGATTTGTCGTTCGGCGTTACCCGTGGCAGCCCGACGTCGCGCATCTACGTCGACCGTCCAAACATCTACAATATTCAGTTCTCCGCGCAGTTGGACAAGACCGCAGGCGGCACAGGGCTGGTCTGGATTTGGCTTCGCAAGAATGGCGTTGATGTTCCTGACAGCACGGGGTTTGTCCGCCTCCAAGGCAATAACGCAGAACTGTTAGCTGCGTGGAACTATCTGACCCAGCTTAACGCAGGCGACTATATTGAAATTATGTGGGAAGTTGATGATACTTCCGTTCAGATATTGTATGAAGCCGCGACAGCCGTGCATCCGGCTACTCCGTCAGTTATATTGACGGTGAGCGATAACATCAGCGCAATGGAGGTTTAAATGGCCGTAAATGTCAACAACATCATCCCGGCAAAGACCGCCGAGAACAGCCAGACCACGCAGTACATCTCGGCTGGCGTCCAGACGATCATCGACAAGTTTACCGCGACCAATTACAGCGTGTCGGCGGCGACGATCAGCGTCAACCTCGTCACGGCTGCGGGCAGCGCGGGCAACGATAACCTGATCGTGAAGGCGAAGACGCTCCAGCCGTCGGAGACGTACACCTTTCCCGAACTGGTCGGCCACGTCCTGCCGAACAATGCCTTCATCTCGACTATCGCTGGCACGGCGTCGGCTATCAACATCCGCGCATCGGGCCGACTGGTTAGCTGATGCTGGAACGCTCCTTCGACGTTGAGCGCATCAATGCGGTGGCCAACCACCCGGAGGTGCGCCCGTTTGTCGGACCGGCCGAACTTGGGGAACTGGATTTTACGGACGCAGTTGCGTTTGACAAGAACTGGTTTTTGATGGGCGAACACGGCGGCTATGTGCTGGCGTGGTCTGCCCCTAATGTGCATGAAGTGCATGTGATGATATTGCCGGAAGGCCGAGGTAAATGGGCCGCCAAAGCCCGGCAGTTTACGATTGATTACGCTGTCGACAACGGCGTAGAAACGCTCTGGGCACGTATAGCGCCTAGCGCGCCAAGTGTGTCTTTGTACGCGCGCCGAGGGGGTATGCAACCGACCGGCGAGATGATATACACCCTAGGGTCCGCGTACGACCTGTTTAAGATGGAGTTGCCAAAATGCCGCCAGCAATAGTCGCAGCAGGTATCGGTGCCGCCGCCAGCGTAGGTGGCGGTCTTATTGCATCTAGTGCCGCCAAGAAGGCTGGCCGTGCGCAGACGAAAGCAGCGGAAACCGCTGCCGCGCAGCAGGAGCGCATGTTCCAGCGTCAAGAAGAACTTCAGCGTCCGTTCCGTGAAGGCGGTCTGACTGCGCAGGCAGAACTTATGAAGCTGCTGGGGCTAGGCGGCGACACGACTGCGCCCGGCTACGGCAGCATGACCAAGCAGTTCGGCATGGACCAGTTCCAGCAAGACCCCGGCTACGCTTTCCGCCAGTCGGAAGGTATGAAGGCGTTGGAGCGGTCGGCGGCTGCCCGTGGCAACCTGCTGTCTGGCAGCACGCTGAAGGGCGTACAGCGCTTCGGTCAGGACTTGGCCAGCCAAGAATATCAGAACGCCTTTAACCGCTATCAGGTCGAGCGCGCCGCGCGGCTGAACCCGCTTCAGTCGCTGATGGGTTCTGGTCAGTCGGCGGCCAATGTGATGACCAGCGCCGCTGGCAATCTCGGTCAGGGGCTGGCGAACAGCGAACTAGCCGCTGGTCAGGCCCGCGCGTCGGGCTACGTCGGCAGCGCAAATGCGCTGGCAGGAGCGCTACAAGGTGTTGGCCAGTCAATCGCCAGCTTCCCGATGTACCAGTCGCAGATCAATTACATGAACCGTATGGGTGATGTGTCTAGCGGTACGCCCCCCTACATACCGACCGGCCCCGGAAGCCCCGGCGGGTCGGGCGTTCTTAAACCGAAATCAGCATGGGGTTATTAAGTCATGGCTAATCAGGCAATCGCATTGCAGGCCCGCGCACCGCAGTCGGCTGGTCTCGGCCCCGCAATCGCGCAGGGCGCGCAGATGATTAACATGATGGCACAGCAGCGCGCGGCGGAACGTCAGGCGGCGCAGGCGCAGCAGGCGATGGACATAAACGCTGCGCAGGAAGCGCGCGCGGCGGCTAAGGCTGTACCTGAAATGAAAGAAGCCGAAGCTAAAGCTGGTGCCGCGCAGGTCAAGTACGTTATGGACTTCATGGACGCGTCGGAACTGGCCATCGCCAACGTCCGCGATCCGCAGCAGGCCCGCGCGGTCGGCAACCGTTTGAAGCAGATGTTTCCTGAACCGGAGTTTCAGCAGTCGATTGACGAGACGCTCGGCTCCTTGCCGCAAGACCCTGCGCAGTTTGAAGCGTGGCGTGAACAGGCGCTGTTCTTGACGATGGACGCCAAGGATCAGTTGGCGCGCGAATTTCAGCGTCAGACGACTGGCCGCGAAGAGCGCATTATCTCCATGCCGAAATACGGCCAAGGTGGTGCTACTGAAGTGCAAGGGTCGCGCATCGAAGCGGCTGAAGGTATTCAATTTCTCCGCGGCCCTAACGACGAACTCATTCCCATGCCGAAAACGCAGCCGGGTACTGGCCGCTTTGGTGGCGGCGGTGCACCTGCTGTCGGCGGTCGCGGTCCTGTCGCCAAGGCGCTTCAGACCAACCCCGGTGCCCTCAAGGACGGCGCGTTCGCGCGGTCGCAGCCCGGCTACACCGGTAACAGTGGCGGGTTCGCTACCTTCAGCACACCGCAGGCAGGTATTGCCGCGCAGGAGAATTTGCTGCGTAGCGCTTACGTCGGCCGCGGGTTCAACACCATCGACAAGATCATCAACCGTTACGCCCCGCAAGGCCCAGAAAACAGCGCCGCGTCGGTCAACAACTACAAGCGGTACATCTCGCAGCAGACCGGCATCGACATCAACACACCTATCGGCGCGGGCCAAATCCCTGCCGTGGCGCAGGCCATGCGTGAGTTTGAAACCGGCAACACTAAAGGTGGCGGCGGTGTCCGTATGGGGCAACCTATCGAGACGCCACCCACCAAAGAGCAGCGCCAGACGACGCGCGGACGGCAGAACGTCACCAACACGGTCGACACGCTGCGCGGTTTGTACGCCGAACTTCGCCAGCGCGGTGGTGCGGTGGAAAGCGGAAAAGGCATCCGCGGTGCGCCGGAGAATATCGGTAATTATATTGCAGGCACGGCAATCGGTCGTCCGTTTGGCCGCGCGCTTGGCACTGAAGAACAGGCAACACGCGACAAGATCATCAACGTGCGCCGCATGTTGGTCACGCAGATCGCAGATGCTGCGGGTCTATCCGCGCAGGAAATGAACTCGAACGTCGAACTTCAGGGTCTGCTTGACGCCGCCACTGATCCGACGCAGTCGATTGAGACGGTCGAGGCGACGCTGAACGAAATCGAGAAGCTGTACGGCAATCCGGGAGCGCAGCCGAAACGCATTCCGCGCGCGAAAGCCAAAGCCAAAGCTAAGACCAAAACCTCTACCGGCGTAGACACAAACAACCCTCTTCTAAGAGGAATGTAAAATGGCTGACCCGCTTTCGATCCTCACAGATCCTAACTACATAAACGCCAACCCAGCTACTAAGCGGGCGATTTTCGACCGCCGAGTGGCTACCGACCCTTCGTACGTAAACGCGGACGCAGCTACCAAAGCCGCCATCCGTCGTCGCTTTAAAGTTGAAGCGCCGCTACCAAAGGCTAAACCGAAAGAAAAGATTGGCCGCGGCGCTGCGTTTCTGCAAGGCGTTGCCGAAGGTATGCGTCCGGTCGCGGAGTTTGCGGAAAAGATCAACCCGGTAAACTACCTACTCGATCCCGTAGAAGAGTTTTTCCAGCCCGGCGTAAAGGCTAAAATTCGCAGGGCTGGCGAGAAGCAGACACGTATTGCGGAACGCGAACGTCCGAACGTGTTTACCGGCGGTAAGATTGTCGGGGAGATCGCAGCTACGGCACCTATCGCGGGCGCCGCGGGCGCAGGTATCAAGGCTGTCGGCGGTAAACTGGCCACTAGGGCGCCCGCTGTCGGACGTTCCCTCCAGCGTGTCGGCCGCGCAGTCCAGACCGGGGGTCTGGGTACGGGCCGCACTGCTGCGCAGACGGCAGCGCTGTCGAAGGGTGCGCGGGCAGCCCAGTTGGCCGAGCGTATGGCCGGCGGTGCTATATCTGGCGCAATAACGACCGGCGCGGTCGGCGGTGACGTCGGTGAAGGCGCGCTGTTCGGCGCTGGCCTTCCTGTTGTCGCCAATGTGCTGAAGCGTGTGGGCGGCAAAGTAGTCGATTTGACGCGTCTACCCAAGCTAAAGGCCGCAGAGATTATCCGCGAAAGTCTTGGTGAGAACCTTGATGAAGCCCGCGCAGCGTTTGCGCAACTGTCACCGGACGATCAGCGTCTGGCGCGTCAAGTCTTGATCGAAGCCGACATTGAACCGGACACGTTTATGGGCCTCGGCGCTGACGTTGAGCGCCTGCGTCCAGAGCAGACACGCCGTGTATTGGAAGGCCAAGCAGCAGCCCGTGAGGCAGCACTGGCTGACATATCCGGCGGTGCTACCGCTACACTACGTCGCGGTGCAGCCGAGACCGGCCGCCGTGCGGTGTCAGAAGCTACCGGCCCTGCCCGCGAGGCAGCGCTGACGCGCGCGAATGTCGCCGGTCGTGTGGTTCCTGAAGCCGAGCGTTTGGCATCGGCAGCGCTGGCCCGCGCGGATGAAATGACCGCGTCTGGGTTTGTACCCCGTATGCGCGGGCTGGAAGAGCGCGCGTCCGAACAGGCGCGCATCATGGGTGACACGCCTGCTATTTTCCCCGACATGGAGCGTATCCAGCAGACGCGCGGCGTAGCTGGCGCTGCCGGTACTCGCGCGAATAAAGCTATGGAAGCGCAGATCGGTCTGCGCGGTGCGGCGCAGGATATGGAAGACCTTGTCGCTGACTTGGCTGCCGAAGGTATGCAGCCTCTTCGGGTCGCTCCCATTGTGGCAGAAATCCGGCGCATGGCAAATGCTCCTGCTACTCGCATTTCAACACTGCAACGTCGTGCGCTGACTAAAGCTGCAAATCAGCTTGAAGCAGCACAAGACGCAAATGGCGTTATAGACGCGCGCGATTTGTACCAGTTCCGTAAATCGGAACTAGGCGACATCATCAACGTCTTGATGAGCGCACGCAATCAACCGCCGTCCGGCGTCAAAGAAGCGGCGGCTGGTAAGATGGCCGACGTTCGTAAAATCATCGACGACGCGATTGAGAGCGCGGGCGGTACGGGATTTAAGGATTATCTGACCCGCACGCGCCAAGGTTTTGAAGCTGTCAACCGTCAGGAGTTGGCGTCAAAGGGCGCGCAACTGGCCAAAGAAAACCCCGACGAGTTTATCGCATTGATGGGCGGCGAACGCCCCCAGATCGTCGAAGACATCATGGGCAAAGGCACCAAGCAGTACGACATCGGCGGCATGGCCCTGATGGACCCGCGCCGGTACAACACCATGATGAACGCGGCGCGTGAACTTCAGACGCTGAACCGTATGCGTGAGTTGGGCCAGTCCGGGGCAACCGTAGCAAACGAACTGATCGGGCGCGAACGACCGTTCCTCGCCCGTAACCTAACCCGTATGGGGCTGGCTCCTTTCCCGCCGGCCCGTATTGCTACTGAAGGTGGCGAGATGGCATTGGCGGCCCTTATGCGCCCCCGTGTCCGCGAACGTCTGGCAAACGCTTTTGTCAGCGGTCAAGGTATGCGCGAGGCTATGGAGCAATACCCGACAGCGTTTAACATCTCCGAACAAGTCAGCCGCGCGCCGGCCGGTCTGCGCAACGTCATGGCGCAGGGGTTGGTGCGCCCGATCACTGCCGACTTCCCAGAAATAGACCCTGAAACTGGCGAGATTTTACTTGAAGTTGGGTTTAACGAGGATGGCTCAACATACCCGATTTATGGTAGACCCCCAGCACGTTAACTTCAGGAAAGACTAGCAGTGACCAGCATTGACCAGACCGAAGCGCGGTTGAACACACATGAGGAAGTTTGCACGCTGCGGTACGAGAGCATCTGCGCTCGGCTGAAACGGCTGGAGACGATAGGGCTGACTGTGGCTGGGGCTATCCTGCTACTGCTTATCAAGATTGCATTTGAGGTGGGTATATGAGCATCACGCTAGGCAGCCGTTCACTCATGCGCCTCGAAGGCGTACACCCTGATCTGGCGCGCGTCGTCAAGCGCGCGGCGGCCATGTCCGACCTCGACTTTACCGTGCTGGAAGGTCTGCGGACCGAGGCACGGCAGCGCCAACTGATGCAGCAAGGCGCAACCAAGACGCTGAACTCACGACACCTGACCGGGCACGCCGTCGATCTGGCGCCGATGCTTGACGGGAAAGTGTCATGGGACTGGCCGTTGTACCATCGACTAGCCAAGACTGTGAAGTCGGCAGCGGCCTTCGAGAAAGTCCCGCTCCAGTGGGGCGGCGACTGGCGAACTTTCAAGGACGGCCCGCACTGGG